AAGAACCAGTTAAAAAACCTTTAGTAAATAATTTTCAATCAAAACAAAAATCTCAAGAAAAGGCTATTAGACAAATAGGAAATAAAAATACAGCTTTTGCTGACATGTTAAAAAATCTATAATATGAATACAGGAACAATTGCAATATTGCTTTGGGTAATAACAGTAGTAGGATTTATTTTTAATAATCTTTGGCAAAGAATTAATAAATTAGAAAAAATTACTGACAATCAATCCCAACGTATTGCCGAAACAAAACAAGCCATTAATAATATTACTTTAGCTTTTGATAAAATAGATGAAGAGCAAACATTTAGAAGTAATGATTATGTAGGTCAAATGTGGTTAGAATTAAAAAACCTCAATGAATCTTTAAAACAATATAAAGAATGAGTACTACTTTAGATCCTAATGTTTACACTAAAAAAGGAACTCTTAGGAAAAGAAAACCTAAAAAAGACCGTAACTATTTTACTCAAGAAACTGAAGAAGCTATTGTTGAGTTTGTAAGTTGTACTGATATTCAAAAGAGGAATAAAATTTATAAAGAAAAAATTCACTATGCTTTTTTTAAGCTAACAGAAAATTTAATTCATACTTATAAATACTATTATACTGATAACCACACAATAGAAGAATTACAACATAACGCTATTATATTTTTACTTGAACGCTTAGAAAAATTTAAACCAAATAAAGGTAAAGCATATAGTTATTTTGGAACAATAGCTAAAAGATATTTTATCTTCAACAACCAGAATAATTATAAAAAACTTCAAACACACCAAGATATTACTGAAACTATAGTTAATGATGAAGAAGTAGTAAAAAAGGAATTAATAGTTGATAGTTTTCAAGAAAATACTTTAAGTACGTTTTTTGATGTTTATATTAAATACAACGAAGAATACTTAGAAAAATTATACGTTAAATATAAAGAACAACAAGTAGCTAACGCGGTATTACAAATTTTTAAAACAAGAGAAAATTTAGATATATTCAATAAAAAAGCCTTTTACATATTCATAAGAGAAATGGTTGATGCTGATACTACTCTTATAACTAAAGTTATTAAAAAAATGAAAATTTTATATGTAAAACTTTATAATGACTATGTTAGAGATGGAGTAGTTCAAAAACTTTAACAAAACCATATTTATACAATATGGACTATAATAAAGAAATATTTAAAGGTAAAACCATAGCTAAGTTGATGGAAGAAGCTTACAAAGATAAAAATGATAAAAGCTCTCAACTTAGATCAATGATTAATCAATTAAAAGATTTAATCAACGATGGGGGTGATGCTGTAATGATGGTTCCATTAATTAAAGAGTATATGGATTTACTCATTAAAAATGATGATACTATCATTAAAATACTTACTATTATACAAAAAATAGAATCAGTAAGTTTAAGAGCACAAGAAGAAAACGGTGGAATGATGTCTGATAAAGACAAAGAACTTTTGTTTGCTAGTTTAGAAGATTTAGGAATAAGCAATGCCGGATAATCAGTTATTTAATACTGCTGGTTTCACAACAGCTCCAACTACAATTGGTAATGTAGCTGGGGCTAGTGGTTTTACTGGTTTTACTGGAACTACCAATCAAAGAACAACAGTTAGGGTAACAGGAATAACAGGTATTAATGGGATGATTTCTTATGAGTTTGTAAAAAACAATTATGGAAAATCTTCTTTAGGCAGTCCTGATCTTACTAAGGTAGCAATTCCTAGTACTCCTACTAGTATAAACATGCCTGAAGTAGGTGAATATGTAGAAATATATTCTAGTTACGATCCAATAGCATCTAGTCAAAATAAAGCAAATCCTGTAAATGTTGTTTATTGGGATAGCGTTAAAGGACCTTTAAACATTTGGAATGAGTTAACAGGATCACAAAAGAATTTAGATCCTACTGTACCAAATCAAGTACAAAATAATAAAATGACTAATTTAAATCCAATAAATTATACTAATTCATTAAACGGATTTATATGAAATCAGGGGTAAATAGACTACAGGGAAGAAATAGTAATTATATGGATTTTAATCCTGATGGAAGTACTATTCTATCATCAGGTAATACTAGTATTCTAATAAATACTGATAGTGTCCCAACAGCTCCTGTAGTTACTCCTTCAACTCCTAGTACTGTTGTTGTTCCTAATTTATCTAAGACAACAGAAAGTTTTGAAACTATAGTAGATATAATACCAGTTATTACCCCAATAGATCCTTTAGATATAAGACCTACAGCTTCATTAGCTATAGAATATATATTTGCTACTGATGATATACCTGATGAAGAAGAATTTTTTAAATTGTATGGTGATATAGTAGGTATTATTACTGAAGAAACTAGTATTTCTGTTAGTGAATCAACTCCTTTAGAAGGAAATAGTAATATAATTTACTCTAATAATAAATTATCCGGATTTTTTAGTACTTCTAAAGATAATAATCCTTTTAATATAATAAATACTACAACTAGATGGAAAGGAAAAATAGGATATAAAGAAACCCTACCGGATGAACAAGGAAGAATTCGTAAATTTGTAGTATTCGATACAATAGAAAATGGTACGCGAGCCGGATTAATTAATTTATCAGGATATTTTACTAAATATAAATTAAAAACTATAAACCAAATAATAAATAGATACGCTCCTCCAGGTACAGCAGCTCAATCAGCAGAAGCTACTAAAAGTTATATAAAACAAGTTGTTGATTATATGAAAAAAAATTATTCTAGTAGTATAACTGAGTCAACGATTTTAACATTTAATGGATATAGTGAAACTAATTCGGATAATATTAAAATGTTTAAGATTTTAGTTAAAGCTATTTTAAAAGTAGAAGGAGGTTTAACTTCCGCTAAAATTCAAGCTATTGATAATTTTGATATAAAAAATTTAAAGTAAAATGGATCAAATAAATTTAAAATCGGATTATGTTTTTATATCGTCTTCTACAGATGATGTGAATATTATGTCTGGTAAAAACATAAATAACTATTCTGCTGGATCTATAATTCACCAAACTGGAGATCCTAAAAATAAAGAAAATTCTTATATCATAAATTCTCAAAATATAATTTTAGGAATACAACCAAATAATACGATAAAATTAGAAGCAGTTCCAAAATCAGATGAACTAATAAAAATTTTATCTGAAATGTTAGACATAATGACTCTAATAGTAACAACTCCTGATGAAGCAGAAGCAGCATTATTAGGAGATATCACATCATTAAAAACTAAATTAATTAATATTAAATCAAAAACAACGAAAACTTACTAATGGCTTTAGATATAGAACAAATAAAAAGTTTTCAAACAGGTAGTATAAAAATTACTCAAAGTACTACAACAGTAATACCCGGACTTAGTCCTATTACTGGTTCTAGTAGTTTACAAAAAACTATTCAAAGTATTAGTCAATTAAATAGTAAATCAAATGAAATATCAAGTTTTATAAATGATGCTGGTATTACTGGTGGAAACCAACCTTTTAATATTTCTACATTTGCTCGTGAATTTATTTTTAAATCTCAACAACAAGAACAAGAAGAATCTAATACAGGAAAAGTAACAGATAGTAAACCTATTACAAGAAGAATCAAACAAATTACTAAAAAACTAGTAGATAATATTGCTCAAAACTATGTTAGATCAGGTAGATTATTAAATATTTTAGAAAAAAATGTAAATAAAGTATTAGCTCAGAGTGATGTAAATTTTGTAAGTACAGAAAATGGTCAAATAGTAGCTCAACCAATTCAAAGTCAACAAACAAACCAAGCTATTCAAAACATTCAAAAAACAATAGATACTTATGTATTAGCAGTAGATAAATATGCTCGTCGTGTTTACAACACAGATCAAATTAGAACTGTTGATCAATTAAGACAAAATTTAAGTTTAAATAAACTAATTCCAATTTACGATAAAATATTATCTATAAAATTAGAAATATTACAAATACAAATTAAAAGAAGAAAAGCTCAAGATTTAATAATAGCTGCTAATGCTGCTTCTCAAGTACCTGTTCCTAATGTTGCTTTAGCAACAGAATATGCCCAAAGAGCAACTCAATACACCGCTAATGAATTAAATAGTTTAGAAGACTTAGCTGAAGCTTATAAAGAATTTGAAGCAATAAAAAAAACAATAATATTTTATGGTGAAAAATACGAAAAAACTAAAAATCAACTTTTAAATATTCAACAAACAATAAATACTTTCCAATCTCAGATAATTAATAAAGCTTTAACCCAAGTAACTAATCAATTAACTGGATCTTATAATCAACTAACTGGGTCTGTAGTAACAAGAATCAGTAACATAACAGGAAGTACAACAATATAACATAAAATTTTATAATTTAATATTTATACCAATATGAACAGTACAGAAAAATTACTAAAGTTAATACAAGAAGTAGTTCGTAAAGAAGTTAGAGCAGCTCTTAAAGAAGAATTAGGTACATCCTCTATTAAAGAAAATTACAATCCGACAATAGAAAACATTAAAAGAGCTCCTAAACCAAAACCAACAGGAAATTCAATTCAAGATCTTCTAAATGAAACAGCTTATGAAGGTGAATGGAGAACATTAGGAGGAGGTACTTTTGATTCTCACCAAGCTCAAAATTTTGGTTTTCAACAACAATTAATGAATGAATATGGAGGAGGAGCTACTCCTGTAACTAAAGGAATTGAAGGTTTTATCCAACAAAATAATAACGGAGCACAAGATATCAGACAAGTACAAGTAAATAGTGTACCTGATTTTAGTGATATGATGAATACAATGAAGAAAAAAGGATTGTTATAATGATTTTAAATAGACCTATATATTCCTATAATGAACTTACATCATCATATTCTCGTCAACGAGAAATAGGAATAAGTTTGGAATTCATAACACCTGGAGTTTTTACAAGTACATATACTACAAAACAACAAACCAAAAATCAACTAATAAATTTTATTCTTACAAATCCTGGAGAAAGATTTTTTAATCCTGCTTTTGGAGCTGGAGTAAGAAATTTACTTTTTGAACAAAATACTGATTTTACTAGTTTAGAAGAAAGTTTAAAAGATTTAATTGAAAGATATGTTCAAAATATAATAATAAAAGAATTAACTATCACTCCTAGTAATAGTAATACTATAAGTATTAATATATTTTATTCTATTAATAATATATCTGATGAACTTAGCATACAAGTAAATAATGAATTATCTGGAGAACTTATATAATGGCAATACAATATTTAAATAAAGATTTTACTCAACTAAAGCAGACTTTAGTAAACTATATAAAGAATAACTACCAAAACTATACAGATTTCGGTCCGAGTTCGCCAGGAAATATGTTTACAGATTTGTCAGCATATGTAGGTGACATTTTAAGTTTTTACACCGATACTCAAGTACAAGAAACTTTATTATTAGAAGCAAAAGAATTTAAAAATATACTTCCTATTGCATATAGTTTAGGATATTCACCCAAAGTAACAAAACCCTCTACGGCGGTTCTTGACGTATATCAACTAATACCTTCTGATGCATCATCGGGATACGTGCCTGATTGGAGGTATACGGTACAAATACCCGAAAACTCGCAAATAGCGAGCACTTCTCAACCCGACATTACATTCTTAACTCAAAATTTAGTAGATTTTAGTTATAGTAGTAGTTTTGACCCAACAGAAATTAGTGTTTATAGTTATTATTCAAATACTAGTAATCCAATGTTTTATATTTTAAAAAAACAGGTTGAAGCTATTAGTGGACAGGTTAAAACTCAAAATTTTTCTTTTAATAATGCTCAACAATTTAGTCAAGTTATATTAAGTGACACTGATATAATTCAAATTATTGAAGCTGTAGATAATGATGGAAATATATGGTATGAAGTACCTTATTTAGCTCAAGATACAATTATAGATAAAACATATAATATTAGTGTTTTTGAACCAAATTATTCTCAATATAATGATCAAGCTCCATTTATGTTGAGATTAAAAAAAGTAAATACAAGATTCACAGCTCAGTTTTTAGATGAATCTAATTTACAAATAAGTTTTGGAGCAGGCACAACAGGAAAAGATAGTGAATTAATTATTCCTAATCCTGACAATGTTGGTTTAGGCATACAAGATGGAATTAGTGCTTTTAATACAGCTTTTGATCCTTCTAATTTTTTCTTTACAAACGAATATGGTCAAGCTCCTGTAAATATAACTATTACTTTCACATATCTTGTTGGTGGTGGGGCTCAAAGTAATGTTCCTGCTAACGATATTAATCAAAATAAAGTAGTTAATCCCCAAATAGATACTTATGGATTAAATAATAGTGTTGTTCAAACAGTATTACAATCTGTTAAATTTAATAATAATATTGGAGCTGCTGGGGGAGGACCTGGAGATTCTATTGAAGAAATAAGATTAAATGCTTTAGCTAATTTCCCTACTCAATTAAGAAACGTTACTAAAAGTGACTACTTAGTAAGAATTCTTAGTATGCCTAGTGAGTTTGGATATTTAAGTAAAGCTTATGTAGTTCAAGATTTAAATTTAAATGCTGATAGAGATAATACTCAAAGTTTAGTTAATATGAATCCGTTAGCTTTAAGTGCTTATGTTTTGAGCACAAATACAGATGGTAAATTAACCACAGCTAACTTAGCAGTAAAACAAAATTTAAAAACATATTTGAGTCAATATAAAATGTTAACAGATGCTGTTACAATTAAAGATGCTTTTTATGTTAATATAGGAATTAATTTTGAAATACAAGTATTACAAGGTTTCAACGCACAACAAGTTTTAATTGGGTGTATTGAAGCTTTAAAAGTATTTTTTGACACAAATAAATGGTCTATAAATCAACCTATTATATTAAGCCAAGTAGAAAATTGTATTAGTTGTGCTAATGTAAATGGTGTAGCTGCTGTAAAGAAATTAGAATTTACTAATAAAGCTGGTGGGATTTATAGTCCTTATACATATGACTTACAAGGAGCTACTTTAGGAGGTATTGTTTATCCTAGTTTAGATCCTATGATTTTTGAAATTAGATACCCTGACAGTGATATTTTAGGACGAGTTGTTGGGGCTTAATATTTATAATATATGTTTTCTCAATTATTCCCTTCTAAAGACGCAACATTATACTC